TTCGACATCGCCGTCGCCCCAACACGGTGGATAGACGGGCCGGCATACCACCTCTACCACCTCCCCGGATATGAAGGCGCCCACCTCACCGACGCAGACAAGGCAGCCACCCAAGCCAACAAGCGCCGCTACATCCGATACACCCGAGCCCGCACACCAGACCAGATCAGAGCCCTCACCAGTGGCCAGAGCTAGCGGCGACCTACGAGCAACCCAAGCTTGGCGGCGCCTCTCTAAACAAGTAGCTCGAGAAGAGCCAGTGTGTTGGCTACAAATACCCGGGGTGTGCACCCACCGCTCCACCAGCGGCGACCACGTCATCCCCATCAAGTACCGACCAGACCTAGCACTCACCCGATCAAACATCAGAGGCGCATGCGGTCCCTGCAACCGCAAACGAGGCGACCTCACAATAGAACAACTCAACGAAATCTACTACGGCACAACAACATTCAACACCAACGCATCAACCAATAACGTTGCACAGCAACAACATTCAGCCCCCGCACTCCGTTTTTTTGAAGCCGAACAGACTCGCGACACCTGTCGCGATTACGCGGTGCGTACGGAGTCTGGGGTATCGCCGAAGTCTGGTGTGTAGCAACAACTTTCACGCATGGTTGTGTGTTGAATGTTGTTGTGCCGCAACGCTTTTCGCACGTCACCGATTGGAGGTCGCTAATGGCTGGACGCGGCCCCGCGCCGGGGCAAGGTGCCAAGCCGGCGGATCAACGCCGCCGGCGGAACGCCCCGTCGACTGAGCAGTTCGAAGTCGTCACTGCTGATGGTAAGCAGTATGGACCGTCGTTGCCTGATACACATGACTGGCCGGATGCGACTTTGGCGTGGTGGGAGACGTGGCGTACATGTGCGTTAGCGGCGAAGTTCACCGACACTGATTGGCAGTTCCTGCTGGACACTGCGGTGTTGCATGCCGATTTTTGGTTGGGTGATCGTAAGGTTGCCCCGGAGTTGCGGTTGCGGGTGGCGAAGTTCGGTGCGACCCCGGAGGACCGTGCGCGGTTGAAGGTCGAGGTTGGTGACCCAGAGAAGCCCGCGGTGAGAAGGTTGCAGCCGAAGTCGGAGCAGGACCGCAAGGCGAGGCTGTTGCGGGCGGTCGGCGATGGCGAGCCCGGGGAGTAGTTTCCGGTCGCTGGGGTTCTACGCGATCGCGTGGATTGAGCATTTTCTTGTTCACGGCCCTGGTGATGTTCAGGGGCAGCAGATTGAGCTCGATGATGAGTTCGCTGCGTTCATCCTGAAAGCGTATGAGGTTGATTCGTCGGGGGGGCGGAAGGTTCGGCGGGCGTTCCTGTCTAGGTCGAAGGGCCGCTCCAAGTCTGGTTTAGCGGCGATGATTGAGTGTTTTGAGGCTTTGGGGGAGTGCCGGTTCGACCATTGGGCTGAGCCTGGTGAGGTGTCGGACTGGGGTTACGAATTTGAGCCTGGCGAGCCGGTAGGCCGCGTGTTGACGTATGTCGAGATTTTGAATGTGGCGACTGAGGAGTCGCAGGCCGGCAACACGTACGACGCGGTGTATTACATGCTGAACCCGGATACGTGTTCGGTGGAGCTGTTGGACCGGTTCGGGAAGTTGGATGTGGGGTTGACTCGCATCAACTTGCCTGAGTCGCGTGGGTTCATTGAGCCGGTGACGGCGTCGAATGAGTCCAAGGATGGCGGGAAGTCGACGTTCATCGTCGCGGATGAAACGCATTTGTGGCTTCCGCCGATGGCTGGTGTGTTCAAGCTGGGGAAGATGCATCAGACGATGGTGCGTAACCTGCTGAAACGCAAGATCGCGTCGGGGTGGATGCTCGAAACATCCACGATGTATGCAGAGGGTGAGAACTCTGTTGCGGAGGGGACGCATTCCCACGCGAAGCATCTCGAGGAGTTGGGGCGCAACGACGGGAAACTGTTGTTCGACCACCGCCAGGCATCGGAGCATTGGGATTTAGCGAAACGCCCGGAACGTATCGAGGCGTTGAAAGAGGCTTACGGCCCCGCGGCGGCGTGGATGGATTTAGAGGCCATTGCCGACTATTGGGACGACCCGCAGGCGTCTGAGGCCGAATTTCGGCGGTTCTGGCTTAATCAGCCTGTCCCGTTGGCGGCCCCGGACATTTTCGACCCGGTGAAGTGGGGTTCGCCGCCGTTGTTGGAGCGTGATGCTCCGGCCCCGGATAGGGCGGTGTTGACGATCGCGGTGTCGCCTGATCGTCGGTGGGCGTGCATCGGTATCGCCGGCGACGTGGGCGGGAAGACGTTGGTGTTGTGTCACCCCATCAAGGGGTTGTCGGGTGTGGTGGGCAAGGTTGTTGAGTTGCAGGAGTCCCGCGACATCGCTGAAACGATTCGCCTAGCCGGCGCTGCGGCTCGAGCACTGGCCCCGGAGTTATCGAAGGCGGGGGTGGAGTTCGAAGTGATGCCCCAAACGGAGATGGGTGCAGCGTGTGGGGCGTTCCAGCAAGCCTATGTGGACGGCACCGTCATTCACGTCGGCCAACCTGAGTTGGATGTTGCGGTGGCTAATGCGCAAACCCGGATGGTGGGGGAGTCGGAGCAGTGGGACCGCCGCGACCCCAAAGTCGATGATTCTCCGCTCATTGCCTGCTCGGCCGCTTTATACCGCTGGGGTTTGCAAGAGGCCCCCATGCCAGCGATTTACTAGAGGAGGTGTGACGCTTGGGATTCTGGACGTGGCTTAAGAACGGTGCCCCTGATTTCGACGGCGTCACCGCCAACGACAACGGAGACCCCGCTTACAACCCCGGTGACCCGGACGGTGTGGAGTTCGAGGCTGCGACTGTCGAAGCGAGGGCTTTGCCGATGCCGGTGCCGTCTCCGTGGTCAGGGTGGCCCAGCGAGTGGGGGAACCCCGGCTGGGCCGTTCAGGGCAACCTGAACAAACTGATCGACACTGCCTGGAACTGTTTGGACCTAAATGCTGGCGTGTTGGCGTCGATGCCGGTGTATCGGCTCGTATCAGGGGAAATTGCGCCTGCTTTGTCGTGGATGTCGAACCCCGATCCGACGATATATACGTCGTGGTTTGAGTTCGCGAAGCAGTTGTTCTGGGACTACCAGATGGGTGAGGCGTTCGTCCTGCCCATGGCTTCCGGTGCCGATGGTTATCGATTACGGTTCCGGGTGGTGCCGCCGTGGCTGATGGACGTCGAGATCAGAGGCGGCACAAGAGAATACCGGCTTGGGTCCGTGGATGTGACCAGCGACATCCTGCACATCCGATATCAGGGAAACACAGCAGACGCGCGCGGCCACGGCCCCCTCGAAATGGCAGGCGCTCGTATCGCCGCCGCCGGGATGCTGCAACGGTACGCCAACAGGATCGCTGAAACCGGTGGCACACCGTTGTATTGGCTCGAGGTGGATCGCCGGCTTAACCAGACTGAGGCTGACGACCTGCTTAACCGGTGGGTGGAGTCCCGTGTTCGCCGCGCTGGTGAACCAGCCCTGGTGACAGGTGGATCAAGTTTGCATCAGGGGCAGTCGATGTCGGCCCGGGACATGACCCTGTTGGAGCTGGCGCAATTCAACGAATCGCGGATCGCGATCGCATTGGGTGTCCCACCGTTCCTCGCTGGACTCCCGTCCGGCGGGGATTCCATGACCTACTCGAACGTGTCCCAATTGTTCGACTTCCATGAGCGGTCGTCGTTGCGGGTGAAAGTCGCCGCAGTTATCGGCGCACTCTCTGGGTGGGCTCTACCTCGAGGGCAGATGGTGGAGCTCAACCGCGATGAGTACACCAAACCGCCCCTCAAAGAGCGCGCCGAGTCGTACAAGATCCTGATCGAGGCCGGTGTGATGACACCGGCAGAAGCACGAACGATGGAACGCCTACCAGGCGAACCCCCTAAGAAACCCGATATTCCGGCGCCGACAGCCCCTGCGCCAGCGGCACTGTCATTGACCGGAGGAGACGACGCATGACCGATGAGAAGCCGCGCGCACCAGTTGAGACGCGCGACATCGATGTCGCGAACATCGACTATCAGCAGCGCGTGATCACCGTTATTGCGGCACCATACGGGGAGTCAGCCCCGGTGCTGCTGCGAGGCGATGTGTGGACCGAAGTGTTCGAACGGGGCGCATTCGACACCGTCGTTGACAGGCCGAACCGTGTCCGCGTCAACCGTGGACACGACAAGAACCGGACGGTCGGCAAGGTGGTCCAGTTCAGGTCAGCCGACGCGGGTTTGATCGCCGATGTGCGTATCGCCAAGACCCTGTTGGGTGATGAGACGTTGGCGCTGGCATCTGATGACATGCTCTCAGCGAGTGTTGGGTTCGCGGCGATGCCGTCATGGATGAAGATTGACCACCGCAACAAGATGCGGCGAATTCACCGCGCGCATCTTGATCATCTCTCGTTTGTTGAGAGTCCCGCCTATGAAGGGGCGGAAGTGTTGGAGGTGCGCGGGCACATGTCCGAGGCAGCTATGGAAGCTGCCGCGCGTACCCCACTCCTAGACCAGTTCACCGACGACGAAATTCTGCGGTGGGCTTCTGAGCGCCTACACAATTAAGGCCGCTCACCCCGCGCCGGACAGCAGTAGGCGCGATCTCTCCGACCGAATAGCAGTAGGTCAAAGGGCTGAATTGCAGTAAGCCGCAATCCCTTTGTCACACACCATATTTGGAAGGAAGTACACCGCTATGAGCGGAACCAATGCACACGCCAACGACGCCATGATTCGGCGCCTGGAAACTGAGCTCCGCGAGAAGGAGACGTTCGCCAACGGCATCATCGAGCGGGCCAACGCCGCAGAGCGTGACCTGTCCGAGGACGATTCGAAGCTGCTGGTCGAGACCCGCGGCCGCATGGGCGAGATCAAGGCGCAGCTGGAAAACCTGGAGGACATCCAACGAGTCGCCTACGAGACGCGCAACCGGATGCAGATCGTGGACCGCGCGATCGACGGCTACAAGGGCAAGCCCGCCCTTGGCCAGGTCGAGTACAGGTCAGCCGGCGCGTACGCGCTCGACATGTACGCCTCCGCGCTGGGTCACCGTGACGCCGCTGAGCGCCTCGAGACGTTCCTGCGGAACGCGGATCACCAGAAGACGTCGGACAACCTGGGTGTCATCCCAGACCCTATTGTCGGTGAGGTCGTCAACTTCATCGACTCGGCCCGCCCGGTCGTCGCCGCTCTGGGGCCGCGTGATCTGCCGAGCTCGACGTGGCACCGCCCGAAGGTCACCCAGCACACCCTGGTGGGTAAGCAGGGCACCGACGGTGCTGCCGCCGATGAGAAGACCGAGCTGGACTCGCAGAAGATGACGATCACCCGCCTGACCGCGAACGCGATCACCTACGGCGGCTACGTCAACGTGTCGAAGCAGAACATCGACTTCTCGCAGCCGAGCGTGCTGGACCTGGTCATCAACGACCTCGCCGCGCAGTACGCCATCGAGACCGAGGCAGCGACGTGCGATGCGCTCGCCGCGGTGAACACGTCGCCTAAGTACTACAACGACGACACCCAGGACAGCGTCGCCGGCGCCGTGTGGGATGCCGCAGCCGCGGTGTACACCGCAGTCAAGGGGCAGGGACGGCTCATCGCCGTCGTGGCGCCGGATGTGCTGTCGACGTTCGGTCCGCTGTTCTCTCCCTACGGTCCGCAGAACCAGCAGGGAACCGGGTTCATGGCCAACGGCTTCGGCCAGGGCGCGATGGGCTCGATTTCGGGTGTGCCGTTCTACATGTCGGCCGGCCTGGGTAACGGTGAGGCGTTCCTGCTGTCCACCGCGGCGATCGAGGTGTACGAGCAGCGTGTCGGCACCCTGCAGGTCGTCGAGCCTTCAGTGCTCGGTGTGCAGGTCGCCTACGCGGGCTACTTCACGCCGTTGACGATCCATGCGGCAGGTATCGTGCCGCTGCGCTGGAACGGCTCGTAAGTGTTCGTCCGCAACGGTGAAGCTTTGGGCTCAGTGAAAGTCGAGCCCAAAGCTGAACCGAAATCCAAAACCAAGGCGCCGAAAGCCGACGTTAAGCCCAAGGCCGAGCCGAAGGCGGAGCCGCAAGAGCTTGACGGAGAGGCCGACTAAGGCACATGGCCAACGACCTGGTCGACGCTTCGGCGTTGTCTTACCTTCCGGGTGCGCCGTTCACCGAAGGCGAGGTGGATGCCGCCGTCGCGGCTGTCCGCGCCGCTTTCGAGTGGCACATCGCACCTGAGAATCAGGACACCGTCGTTTTCGACATCGGGCATTGCCAGACAAGGTTGGTACTGCCAACCCGACATCTGGTGACAGTCGATGAGATACGGGTAGCCGGTGATGTTGTCACCGGCTACGAAGTGTCGACCAGGTTGGGTCAGGTCATCAAAAAGTCAGGCTACTGGAAGCAGGGCCTAGGCACTGTTGAGGTCGATTTCACCCACGGATACGAAACAATCCCTCTCGACCTACTCCCAGTAGTGGCTGCTACCGCCACATCTCAACGATTGCTGGCTGTCCGCGCGCCCGTGAGGGACAACAACCCCGCCGATGTCGGTGAGGGTGTGGGTGGGGATGTGGTGTCAGCGTCACCAGCATTGTTGGGGTGTGACGCGGTGGAACGCTACTCATTGCGGTGGCTGCCAGGGTTGGCATGACCGACCTAGCACCAGACGCTGCGACTGACTCCGAAGCCTTCGTTGTTGCTTGGCTGTCGCCGTTCTTCGCAGACCTCAACGGATTGGCGGGAATTAAGCGGAAATCAGGCGACCCGTTGCCGTTCGGTCTGGTGCGGGAAGTTGACCAGCACGAATACGAGCAGCAACTCAGCTCCCTACCGTTGGTTTCGGTGCATTGGATGGCCGCCACGGAACAAGACTGCATAGAACTCGCCCGGGATGGGCACCGCCGCATGTCCGTTCTGGCGTTGGATCCCACCACTGAGGTTGAAGTTGACGGCCGGGTGGTGGTGTTGGAGTGGCTGGAGACAGTACACGCCCCCATCTGGGTGGACTACACCACAAACCAAGTGTTCCGCAAAACGTCGCGTTACAGGATGTCGCTGGGTTTCCAAGAGGCCGACGACGATGGCAGCTGAGGACGACATCGCGGCAGAAATTGAGAAAGCTGTCATCGAACAGGAGCGGCAACTTCTCGAGGCTGCAGTGGATGAGTACGCCGAAAGAATGCGGCAGTACGCCATCTCCATCTCCCCCGAAGATTCCGGGGAGTACAAGGAAAGCTTCGAAATCACCAAAGTTGACCGCCCAGGCGGTCTTCCGGGCCGGTCGCTGACGAACACCGACCCCAAAGCGCACCTCATCGAATACGGGACAGAAGACACCCCGGAATTCGCGGTCCTCGGAAGAACCGAAGAGCACTTCCGCAACCAATAAGTACTTCAGCCCGAATGACCATTCGCCGGAACTCCTTTCCGGTACTTCACCATCCCGAAAGGAACGTCATCCCATGACGCAACCAGCAACAGGCACGACACTTGCCGCCGGCGGATACCTCGACATCCACAAGCCGTTCGTGGAGCGCGGCGGCGCGCAGTGGGTCGCTATCCGCGACAACCGCGGCGAGGCCACCGACATGTCGCCGTTTGAGGACGACGGCACCACCGTGAAGTTCTCCCCGTTCGCGCAGGACGGGAAACTTCGCTCCGATTTGTGGATCCGCCCGCGGGTGAACGGGAAGTTCGTCTACAACGAAGACCCCAATGAGGGGTGGTGGCACACCGGTTCCAACACCGAAGCTGGTGGCGCCGAACGTGACCCGTCCACCAAGTCTGATGACTTGATGGCGTTGCAGTCGAAGTTCCCCGTCGACACTGAGGTGACCGAGAAGGCGTACTCGGTGAAGTGGATTTCGCTGCAGACCGCCGACCCGCTCATCCACCGCCTCGAGGCCGAGCAGGTGTTGTGTGACGAGAATGGGGAGCCGCTCATCCCTCTGCCGGGCACCCCGGATTACTTCGCCGGCCCGACCGTGGACGCGGTGTCCCCGGAGTATCAGATCCTTCTCGGGTTCGCGCGTCGTACGTCGGGTGGGCTGATCTACCGGGTGGAGGGGTATCCGGCGTGCAAGTTGGACACGCAGGGGAAGAAGAAGCGGTCCAAGACCGACCCCGACACTGCGGAGCTCACCTACAAGGTGTTGCCGAACGAGTACTTCATGGTTCCCGACCCAGAAGGTGGGGCTTCGTTGGTGCCCGGCTATTTCGGTGTGTGGTTCGGCGGCCCGGGCTGGGATGACCAGTTCGCCGACGGCTCCTAAATGAAGACCCCCTGCGGGTAGGTGTTTGGGCGAAAGTCCTGGGCTGCGCCTACCCGCAGGGCCCACCAAAAGCAGCCCACAATTCTAGTGAAAGCAGCCCAAAATGTCAGATGAGCACGCCATCAAACCCGATGTGGCCCGCGCGCAGGAAGCCGAATTCTTCGGCGTCCAAGCAGGGTTCGACTACGACCTCGGCGACGACACCTGGACACTGCCCAACCCGTCCTATATGCCTCCAGAAATGAAGAAACGCTACCTGGAGCATTTGCGGTTCCTCGCCGAGGATTTGGACAGCGAACCGATCGTCGACCCGGCCACTGGGAAGAACGTCCGCGGACGCACCCGCAACAAGTGGCCGCTACGCAAAGACAACGTCCTGATCGACGAGGATGAGTTGTTGTGCCGCGCGTTGATGGAAGATGCGGTGTATGAGAAGTTCATCAAAGCCGGCGGGGTTCCCGGTCAGGTGCAAGCCAGGTGGCAGATGATGAACCGGCAGATGCAGGAGCGTCTGCAGCAAGACTCCAAAAGTTCTTGAAGCCCTAGCTATTTGGATTCGGTGGCCCGAAGAAATCGAATCCGACCTGCTGCTGAAGAACATTGACATCTGGTTGTGGCACACACTGGCCATCAACCCGGAGACGGG